GCGCTCCTATCTTGGTCGCTCTGCCTTCCCGCAGCAGCTTGTTCCGCAGACCAGCAGGCGAGACACCGACCTCTGTGGCGGTCGTGACGATGCCCGACTCCAGCACGCGGGCTTCAACCGCGTCCATGTCCAGGCTCTCGAAAACCAGTGACTGCTTACCGGCCAGAGCGCCTTCCCACCGGCTCGACAAAGTGGCGAAGGATTGGAGCGGTGGCCGCGATGACCACGACGGAGATCCAACCGGCAATGATTCCCTCAGCAGCCAAGGCCGCTACTACGGCATTGGCGGTGAGCAGCACAACGGTTGGCTCAATGTAGAAAGCTCTGAGTATTGATCTCACGGGTTTCCTTTCGAGATATGACTGGCGACCATCAGCACTAGGACAAACACGAGAAGCACGGGGTCCATCAGGGGAACTCTGTTGAGTAGTTCCCGGTTCTGATTAGACGATTCTCAGCCCTGCGTCGGCGGGTCAGCCCTGGCAAAGCAGAGCCGCCGGCCTTGTGATAGAGCAGCAAGGCACTGGCAATGGCTCGACGGTTGCCAGAGTTGATGGCTTTGCCGACAGTCTCAAAGCCGGGTGTGCCGGGTGTGACTGCGCCGGGCCCGAGATTGAAGGCAAACGAAACCAGCCCGTCAAAAAACTCCTGAGTGAACTGGCCCTCGAGCGGCCCGCCTTTGTCGAACAGCGCCTTGACCGCAGGCGCATAGTCGGCAGCGACCTTCTGGCGCAGCAGCTGCCGGGCCTCTCGCTCTGTGAGCTGTCCCGGTTTGTCTTGGCCCTTGATCCAGACTCCCTGCCGGTCAGCGTCGTTGACTGGCCGGTATCCGAGCAGATGCCCGTAGCCCACCGTGGCGTAGCCGACCGGATCGTTGTAAGGCTTCGAGAAGAAACCCTCAAACGATGAGATGAAAGCGGCTCCCTTGTCAGAAAGGGTCGCGTTTGATGCGTCGGTCTTTCGACGGATGATGCGCCTCAGCTTGCGAATGGCGCGAACATGGCCTCTGGCTGCTTTGGCGTAACCGGGTGCCTTGGTCTGTTCCCACTTTCCCACCTGGCGATTGCGTGAGCGGATGCGCTGCTTGAGCTTTTGCCTGAGCTTGGTCAGCATCAGACTCGCCTGATTCCGACGTGGGTGTGTGGGCCGGTGCCGTGTGTGCCGCAGATGATCTGGATGCGGAACTGCCGCCCTGCCCTGCTGATGATGTGCTCAGCGTAATCGTCGCCTGCGCCGTTGTAAGGCACTCCGAGCGCATCGCCTATGGCCGCACCGAAGGCATAGTTGGAGTCGGTGCCGAAGTCCACCGCATAAGCGTTGGTGTTCCCAAAGTAATGATCGCTTGACGGGTTGCCGTAAGTCTCGCTGCGCTTCCTCGATGTGACCGGGATGCCCCACTTGCGGCCAATCGGGATGATCTCGTTGGTGGCAATCGACTGGCAGCCCTGCCACGGGCCCGTTCCCGACTCTGGCCTGCGAAGCACTGCTCGCTTGATGAGCTTCCGCAGCTTGGCGATTGCGCCGTTGTGGGTGCGGACGGCTTTGGCGTTTCCTCGCTGGCGGTTCTTGCGGTAGAGCTTGGCCTGCCGTTCGCGGGCAGACTTGCGCCTCCGCAGTTTGTTCCGCAGAGTGGAAAGTGGTGCGGCCATTTGGCCCTCCTGTTGTTAGAGCTTGTCCAGATTCAGCAGTGCCACCGTCGCGGCACTACCGATGACAACTAGAAAACCGATGACCCCCGGTGCCACCCAGCGGGCAATCCGCTCGCGGTACTGCTGATCGCGCTGCTGGCGCTGGTTGATGAGCGCCTTGTCGACTTGCTCCCTGCCTTCGAGCTCGGTCACTCGCCCGTTGGTCTTTTTGACCTCGCTGCGGATCTCCGTCAGCGCCTCCTGCTGTGCGTCAAGTTTCGTGGCGATGCGCCCCAGCTCAACAAGAATGGTGTTGATGTCGCCTGGTGTCATGTCAGTCCATTCGCTGTAAGGGCAGTCCCGATGCGCTGGTTGAAGGCTTCCATCGTGTCAATGGCGTTGTCCGTCGTAAGAGTCAGGACGTGGTTAGACCAGGAAGCGCGGGTTATCAGTCGCGGTACGGGCGTGTGCTGGTTGGTTACGAGAATCGTCTGGTCGGCTCGCACGTAGGAGCTCGGCCACCATGAGCCGTTGATGTCCTTGATGTGCATGGGGACCGTGATCGTTGAAGGCCGCTTGGCCTGATTAGCCGAAGCAAGTGCGATGTTCCCGATGGTCACAGCGTCGTCTGCCGTGGTCGGCCACGAAACGGTGATCTCCAGCCAAGCCTGATCTCCCCACTGGTTGGCGGCAATCCACTCGGCTTCGTCTTTGAGATCGTTGGTGTCCTCGGGCGTGAGCCTCTGCCGTAGTCCTGAAAAGTCAGTAAAGGTCACAGAGCAGCCGTTGAAGACGTTCTCGGTGGTGTCTCCCTGGTACTCGACACTCACGCCGTCAATGCCGTTGGCTACCTGCCAGTCAGCCACAGCCAGGTCGTAGGGTGCGAACTCCAGTCGGCGGTCTTCCCAGACTCCGAGCTTCCACAGGTGGTAGGAGTTGAGCTGCTTGATCGCGTCGGCTGCGGTGGTCGGGTCATGCCATGTGGCGTGCGGGATCGGGTAGGAGGTGTCTTGTACGCCTGATACATCCCACTTCGGCGCGTACTTGCTCGCCAGATATTTGATCGCCTCAGATGCCGTAACTGCCGGGGTGCCTTCTGCGTGGGTAACGGTCGGAATGCCGTGGTCACCTACGACGGTGAGCTTGCGGAGCGTCATGGACTTCTCAGCGGTGTTGGCCGTGCCTGAGCGGTAGGCAAACGCTCGACCGAACCTGGCCGGTGTGCTGGGTGTAAAGGTGCCAACCGCAGTTGAGTTGGTGCCGGTCAGAAGGTCGGCAGTGGAAAGCGGCCCGAATCCAACCTCGTCAGTTGCGGTGCCGATAAACCCAAAGTCACCTGAAGCGCTGACTGAAATCATGTCGTAGTAAATCGCCGCAACCCTTGAAGAGCCAGCGTCATACCAAGCTTCCGACCACGGAACCGGCGATGCGGGGGAAGGCGGCATGGACAATCTGAGCGCCATCAGTTTGTCTATGTCATCCGGCGAAACAGCAGGCTCGGTAATCGGCGTGTTGGAAAGAGCAACGAGAAGGGTTCTGCGCGAAAGGCGCGGACCTTCCCACCGGCCCAGGTCGCGGTCGATCAGCACCTCAGTCATGGTGCGCTGCTCGCCGTGGCTCCACCACCCGTCGCAGTCGAACTGGAACGTGTCAGATACAGGCACACCCTGAGCCCTGCCCTGATAGACCGTCCTGCCGGTGGCTGTGCGAAGGATGAGCTCGTTCAGCAGTCCCAGCTCTGGGTAGTCGCGCTCGGTCGGCCTTGTGAGCGTGACCGAACCGGCGGCAAAGCCCTTGCCCGACTCGCTTGTGAAGGTCGGTGAGAGCGGACGGTTCTCGACGTTCGGTGCTGCGGAGTCCCAGCGGATGCGGTCGCCGGACGGCAGCACCACCTCCGCGTTGATCTCTGCCGGTGGCTTCATGTGTGCGGCACTGACAGAAATCGCGGGTATCCGTCAATGTCGATGTCCAGCGCCGGGGTGTCTGCGTCTGCGCCGTGGAGTCCTGCCATCCGCTGCGCCATGACTGTCAGGTTGTTGTTGGCTTCTGGCTCTAGTGTGACGCCGCTGCTGCCGATGTAGGGATACTCGGTGCCGTCTGTGGTGGTGAGCTTCGGTCCCTGTAGGCGGATGGTCTGGGATGCGGGCAGCGGGGGTGGCGTGACTCCTGCGAGGTTGCCGATGGAGAAGTCTTTCCAGTCTCGGGTGGACGCACCTGCTGCGGTGTGGTTGTCGAAAAGACCGGCCTTCGCCGCGCCCGTATTGCCAAGGGTGCCACCGGATGAAAGAACTCCGTTCTGACCAAAAGCAGTCTGGACGGCGTTCGTGCCGCCGCCGCTGAAGTCCACGTACCATCTGCCGTCTGAAGTGAGCTGAAGTTTTAGCGTCATTTCGCCAGAGGCATTCGTATTTCCAGTCTGTAGCCCATTCCAAAGAACAGTTGCGGTGCCAGCAACCACCATCACTAAGGCTGGGTTTGAGGCAAGGGACAAAAACCCACCTCCTCGCATACCAAACGCGAGGTAGTTGCTTGAATCCACGTATCGTGCGTAGATGCCGTGCGCCGTAACAAGGGCACCGCCCTGGGGAACGCCATCGGAAAAGCGAACCGTGGCCTGAACCTGAACTTCCATGTGGTTGGCCGTGCCTGCCTGAGCAAAAGCGGGAGAGGCCATGCTGACCGCAGTGCGCCGGGCGTAGTTCGCTGCCGACACAGGCCAGGTCGGTGATGCTGAGTTGACCGTTGACCATGCGCCGCCGGTTGTCAGCGTCCTTGTGTCAATGTGGGTAGAGGTGGTCTGAAGCGCGTCGAGCGCCGCTGTGGTGCCGACCATCTGAATAGACGCTTGTGGGCCTGACGCTTCAAGGTAGGAGTCGACCGGCACGAGGATGAGGTCGGTGACGAACACCGGGCCGCGAGTCTCAAGCCAGCCGTCCCACGCTGTCTCGGTGCTGATCTCCCCCAGATACAGGTCTGATGAAGCTGGCTGAATGTCCACCACCGGGCCGCGCCTGATGCTTGAGCCGACACCGCGCCACGCCAACCTGACTGTGCTTCCCTCTATGCCGGAGGTGTTGTAGATCCGGTGCGCGTAAACGCGGAATGATCCCGTGCGAAACTGGCGGGGCAGCTGCGCGAGCACCGTGAAATTGTCGTAGTCGGTCGTGGCGTTGCTGACATACGCAGGCGGTCCGGCGGTAAGGCTTCCGGCCACTGCCGTCCACGTCGAGGATGAGATGACAGCCGACAGCGCCGACTCATCCAGTGGGCCCGTCACGCCGCCGATGGTTATACCACCCGCCGCCGTGCCGGTTCGCACGTTGCCTGAAAGGTCAGTCAAACCCGATGCCGCGTCCAGCGGGAGCAGGATGCCAAGCCCACCGAACGACACGAGCTGGTCGGCTGAGAAGCGACGTGATGCCGCGCTGATCTCTTCTGCCGTAAGCGCCTTTTCGTGGACGCTGAACCACGCCATAGATCCAACGAAAGGATCGGTGGTGCTCTGTCGGGCACCGATGACAAGGTTGCCGGGGGTGCCGTTGTATGCCTGGGCGTTCGTGGTGGCGGTGACTAGCGCTCCGTTGATGAACAGACTGGCCGCATCAGTGCCCTCGTTGAAGACCAGCGCCCAATGAACCCACTGAGCGTTGCCCGGCCACGCCGCTGTCCACGTGGTGGTCGTAGAGTTCTGCGGCTTCCACGTCACGTTCTGGCTGCCCGATGAAAGCGCAAGCACGGCAGGGCTGGCAACTGATCCGGCAAAGAGCGTGTCTGCGGTAGTCGAGGTAGTCCGGTTCGCCCACCCCATGTACGTGCGGGTGCTCCCGTTGGTGAACGGGTTGTAGGTCGTGGTAATCCGGTCATCTGATCCGTCGAAGGCGGTGGCGGTGGTGTTCTGCGCTGTGTTCTTGACACCGATGCGAAGCAGGCCGCGTCCTACGGCTGCCGTGTCCTTGATCGCCATGCGCGTCCAAGGTGATACGTCACCGGGTCCGCCCGGCACTGAGATGCTGGGTGCGATCTCAGCCGTGGTGGTGGTGTCAAGGTAGGTACGCAGCGCACCGTAGGCAAACGGGTCGCAGATGAAGCGGACTTCTACCGTTGGGTAGCCAATCAGCCAGCCCTGGTGATCTCTCGGGACCTGGCTGATCTCTCCCGTCAGCACGATCAGGCTAAAGGTCTGGGTGGAGTCCTTGGGCGTGTAGACCAGCCGGACGCACTCTTCAACCGGGTTGGTCGGGCCGCTCGAGGCCAGCCGCTCTGCCAGCTCCAGCTTCTGCTCGAGGTCACCGATGGACTCAAGTGCTGCGTTCATGTTGGCCGCATCCATCAGCCGCAGGGTGGCGGTGACTTCCCTTGCGTCCCGCATGGATACTCTCGCCGGCATGCCGCCGTCTGAATCGTTGGAAGTGACCAGATCCTCACGCCGGGATGGGTTGCCAAGGCTCAGCTCCTGTATCCGCCACTTGGTGCCGTTCAGGTCTATGCCAGCGCCAACGGTTGACGGCGGGGTGAGGATCAGAGATTCAGCAGCCACTTAGTACCTCACTCCAGAGTAGGAATTTGCCGGTGCTGATCTCTTGCCGACGATCTCACCGCTGATTACGTCCGAGAGCATCCGCAGCGCTTCGCGGGAGCCGACAGCCTGGACGCCCGACTGGAGCCTGTTTTGCTCCTTGATGGCATCGGCCAGCTCCTTCATGGCGTCCGCCATAGAGGTTTCCCCATCGCCGCCGTTTAGCTCGTTGATGGAGTCGGTGGTTGAGATGATGTCGCCAGTCGCGGTGGTCAGGCTGTTCAGCGACCTGTCGCGCACTCCCATCCAGCGCTGCCTCTCCTTCTTGGTCAGGCCACCCTTGGCAAGCATCGCGTTCGCCTTGCGGAGATCCTTTTGCGCTTTTGACTTCTGGTTTATCTGCGTTCGCAAAATGACGTTGAGAGCGGCAGCGTCATCAGTCTTGGTCGGAGTCTGCCCAGCCATTGTGAGCGCCATGCCCGTCAGGTTCTGTCGAGCGGCAGGACTCAGGCCGGGTGACATCATCAGATCCTGAACTTGTTTCGGCAAGAACGAAAAGCCCGGCAGGTTTGTAGGACTGAAAGGCTTGCTTTCGTCAAAGCTATTAGTAGCCAGATTTGGTGGCCCAGAACTTAGGCCGGGGATAGAACTGGCTGCCCTTGAGCTCAGCCTCTGGGCTCGCTTCATGAACTTCTTGGCCATGCCAGGCTTGCCATTTTTGGCAAAGTCAAGCGCCCTGCTTGCGGCCTTGACCGCTTGCCCGGCAAGTTTGCTGTTCTTAGTCTCTTTCTGGACGTCCTTTGCGTATGAAAGCGTGCGCTTAGCTTTCCCAACCAGTCCGCCCCTGCTGAAAAAGGCAACGTGGTTGTGAAGGCCAGAGCCGACATCGTGAATCATGTTCTCTGATACGCCAGCGATGTTGCTGCCGACGAAGCCCTGCATTCCGCCAGACGGCGGCACAAAGTCAAAAGCGCCGGGGTTGGAAGGCGTGCCTCTGGTGTGCGAGGAGTTCGTTACGCCTCCGGCAGCTGCGTTTTGTGCCGGCGATCTGTAGCTCGAGCTGATCGACGCGCTGAACTTGTTGGCAAGGAAGTTAGCGACGGCGAAGGTGTTGCTGTCAACCCACTCGTTGTCTTTGAGCGGGCTCTGGGCGTTCTCTTTTATAAACGAGATTGCCTTCTCCAACAGATACGGACCTACGCCGGTGAGAGGCTGCGGGATATTGGGCTTCGGCAGCATCTTGAGGAACTGAGCAGGGCCGTTCATCAAAAGATCCAGCGCCGCAGTCCCAGCGTCAGCAATAGGGCTGATTAACTTGCCCGGCAGCTCGGTCAAAGTGTCAAGGTAGCCGCCATCCTGAAGTCCGACTACCCCGCCGGTCTGGAACCGTGAAGCAGACTTGAAGTTGATGTGATTGAGCCGTCCTACACCGATTTTCTCGACTGCTTTTCTGTTCAGCACGTACTCGCCGCGCTCCAGCATGGCCGGGATTGAATCGCCAGAAGCTGCGCCGCCCTGAAGCACACCGCCGCGCTGTAGACCACGAGGGCGTCCCCGTTTGCTTGTCCCTTCGCCAGTGCCCAGAGAGATAGGCGATATGTCAACGCCAGGGATGCTGTCCAAGATTCCAAGGATGGAGTTGACAAAACCGACAACAAAACCCTTGGCACCTTGGAAAATGGATTTTACGCGGCCCCATGCGGAACTGAATGCGCTTACGATTCCATCCTTGACCGCGCCAAAAACGTTTTTCGTAGTTGACGCAAAAGCCTTCATGTCGCCAACAACCTTGTTTATATTGGCCTTGATGAAGTTGTAAAGCATCCCGAATGCTCGTTTGATCTGGTTGATGTTTTCTGTGACTTCTTCTTTCAAGAACTTCCAAGCGAGGGAAAAGTCTCGAACGTTTGACTTGGCTTTTGTAAAGGAATTCCTGACAAGCGTGAAGAACTGCCTAAACAACCAGCCGGTTGCCCTAATGGCCGCTCCAAGAACCTGAAAGGCCGTAGCAAGGTCATCTGTTTCGGCACGTCCTTCTCTTTGTGCCGTCATCGCATCGTTGATCCTTCTGACCATCCGGTCGAGAGCAGTGAACACTTCATTTGCTGCTGGCTCCAGATAAATCTTCAGATTATTGGTCAGGATTCTTACGTTCTCTGAGAAGTCATAGGTTTCGTCAGCCGCCTTACGGATGCTGTCGCCGTTTTTGTCGTTGAAAGTGTCCATGAACGCCCCAACGTCAAAGCGTCCCTGACGCACGGCCTCTGCCATATCCGCACCGGCCCGCTTGCCGAAGACCTCCATTGCCAAGGTCATCTTCTCTACCTTGCTGAGTTGAGAATCATTGCCAATAGCAGCGAATATTTTCTGAAGGCCGGCGGCTGGCTTATCAGCCTCGACGCCCAGAGTCTCAAACTTCTTGGCGAGCTCGTCGGTCGGATCGACCATGTTGCCGATTGCCAACTTCAGGCCGGGAACCATCGTCTGCATGTTCACGCCTGCCCGCTCAAAGTTGGCGAACATCGCAGCGGCGTAGTCAATGTTCAGCCCAAGCGTTCTGAGCGGTGAGCCAAACTTCTGGATGTTGTCCGCTATTTCGCTCACGCTGGCACCGGACTTCTGGCTTAGCCGAAACAGGCCGTCGAGTGCCCCGGTCTGCTTCTTGACCGGCACTTCCCAATCCACGAACGCCCTAGCCACTGACTTGATGTTTCCCTCGAGGTCTGTGCCTGTGATGTTGGAGAGGTGGAGCATGTTCTCCGCCATTGCTTCAAGCGGCTTCCCGGAAAGACCCAGGCGGGTATTCAGGTCCGCTACGGCTGTGCCGACTTCCTTGAAATCGTTAGGGACTGTCCTGGCTACTTCCTTGAAATTGCCTTTGAGCTTTTCTAGCTCCCTGCCCGTCGCTCCCGTGCCTACTCGGATGGTGTCGTAGGCTTCGTCGAATTGTTTGGCTAGGTCATAGAGCTGCTTGCCCGCCACAACAGCGACCGCACCCACAGCAGCGATGCCAGCCCCGCCCTTGCCAATCTTGCCCAAGGCACCACCGGAGATGCCGGCCTGAGCCGCCATGGTCTTCATCTGGGCATTGACCGCCGCCAGCTGCGCCTGTGCCTGCGCGGTTGTAGCGGTGACCAGGATGTTCAATGAAGTCTGCGACAACTAGACCAGCTCCTTTCGACTAACTAAAAACAGGCGAGCCGATCAACGACCCGCCTGTTTTGCTTCCTCTGCTTGACGCATCCTGTTTCGAGCGGCAAAAAACTCAGGCCACATCACGCACAACTCATGTGCCGACATTGACTCTCCGATTTCTCGGACGCTCTTGCCCAACTCCAGGGCTAGTTCATGAAGAAACAGCGGGTCCGGTACTCCCGGCGCTAGTTCCATCGTCCACCACTGGCCCGACCTGGCTCGCTCCGCTGCTCGGAAATGTGGCCTTCGCTTCCGTGATGGCCTCCTTGTCCAAGCCGCTCAGCTCGTCAATGGCCTCAATGACCTTCTTGAAGGCAGGGCCGCAGTTCTTGGCGAACTGTTCTGCTTCCTCAAAGGTGGCAAGGGCGGGATCTACCAGCCCGTGCTGAGCCTGAATCACCTCGAGCTTGGCGGTGTTGACTCTGGCAATCTGCTCACCGCGTGCGGTGGTGGTCATTTCCAGAGCTTCGGAAGAAGCCTGGTTGCTGTAGGCGGCAGAGAGCCCCTGAACTACGACGCTGCCGCCGATGCTCGGGAGTTCTACTTCCTTGGTGCTGATGTCGGACGCCTTGAGAAGGGCTTCCTTGGTGAGTCTCGGCATAGCGAGTCTCCTTTCGGTTGGTGGCTGGGTACAGCCGGTGGCTAGGGGAGCGGGCGGGTGCCCGCCCCCCGTTACTCATGGATCAGGTGGTGCCCCGAACGAGGCCAGCGGTGCCGGCGTTGTTCACGGTGATCGAGGTGGTGTTCGCATCACCCACGGCACCCTGAAGCGGGCTGTAGGTGAAGAGGCGACCGGTCATGGTGTACTTCGGGTTCGTCGCTGAGACAACGGCGCTGGTCGGCCTGATCTCAACGCCGAAGGTGCCGCCCGTGGTGTAGAGCGGGTGAAACACGGAGTCGACCGAACCGGAGGCGTGGTCCTGAAAGACCTCGAGCTGGACTGAGGCGGTCTTGAGCCCCTGGCCGTACTCGCGGTATGAGCTGGGACCAAAGCCCGTGAACTCAACTTCGTCTGCGCTGTCTTCGATGGTGACGCTCGACACGTGGGTGGAGAGGTTGGTTCCGTCCACTACTACGTATGCGTCACGCAATACCTGCTTTGCCATTTGCTACTCCTTGTCGCTCTTGGGCGTAGTGCCCTTGTTTGAGGCGTCCTTGAGGACGCGGGTTATGGACCCGCGCTCCAAGAGCCGGGATTCCGTTTCCTTGTCAAGCACCGCTGAGAACACGGCACCCGGTTCGTTGCCGAGCACCGGAAGTGCTCCGCTCACGCGGTACTGAGACATATGGCCTTTCGTTAGTCGGGCTAGGAGGTCACGATCCGAAACAGCAGACCGTGGTGGCGATAGGTTTGATCTCCCTCAGCTTCGAGGTAGTCAATATCGCCTGTGGGAAAAATGTCTTGGATGGTTCGACCGCTTGCCGTGATGGTGCCGTTGGTCAGCGCCGTTGCGACGGCGTTCCTGATTCCTTCGGCGCGGTCAGAAGTCGTGTTGCGGTCCACAGCCTTGACCATCCAAGTCTCGGCCTCAAACGCAACCTGGTTGAACGAACGGGTGCGGGCGTTGGACTGCTTGCTCAAAATGATGTACGGGTATGCCGCGTTTGGCGGTGCCTGCCCGTGAAAGATTGACGTGCTGGTGGCAAGCAGGGTAGTCACAGAGCTTGTGGCCGTCAGTTTGGCGTAGAGCCCTTTGCGGATTGCTGTGCTCATCCTTCTGCCAGCTCCTTCAGTTTCGCATCCACGGCCTTCTCGATCTCTTCGCGGCGCTCATCAAGTGCGGGACCAAGGAAAGGTCTAGGTGGGTCGTTGTGGACCGAGCCGTATTCGACCATGTGGGCATAGGGCACGTCGTACTTGCCGCTGGTGGATCTGGCGTCTGCCACGACCCGGTATCCGCGCTGGCCTCTCAGGTCGGACTCGACGACCTCAATGGAGTCGGCCAAGTTGCCGGTGTTACGTGGGACAGCCTGCCTTGCCGCGTTAGCTATGTCCTCAGTCTTCTCACGCATGATCTCGGCAACCTCGTCGCTGATGCCGCTGGCAATGTTGTCCAGCTCGGAGTTCAGGGTGACGTAGGCGACAACCGCGCCGGTGCGTTGAAAGATTGACTTGGCTGGCATTACTCGATCTCCTTGGCTTCGACACGCCGTGAAAGCTCCCAGGTGCGTGGTGCTCGCAAGGCAATAACCGAATAGGTGCCGCCGTCGTACCTGATCTGGGCG